GCAAGATTATCCTCACACAAACTTCATTAGAGTGCATGGTGCAGTCACAGCAGATGTGCCTGAATTTGCTAAACACCCACGATACTCACGCCTAAACATTGGAGATTTCCAAAGCCTGTTTGGTGTTTGATCCAAAGTTAGCATAGCACAAGCCCTGGTAAATATACAATAGGGCCAGATTCAGCATGACACAACAAGTAATCAACACCGGTGCAGTGGCAAACGATGGCACGGGCGAAAGCCTGCGCAATGCGTTTGATGCAGTCAACAATAACTTTGCCAACATCTGGGCAGCCGGACCTGTAGATTCACAGGTTGTAATCAGCAACAATCGCATATCCACAAACGTAAGAAATCTGGCATTAGTACTGGCTGGCAACGGCGTTGGTACTATCACAGTTGATAGTACAGTTGTTCCTGGCATTGATTCTGTATATGATTTAGGAACTGCAAATTCAAGATTTGACAGCGTTTACAGCAGATATTTTTACGGAAATGGTGCATTCTTAACAGGCATCAGCAACGGAAGCGGCAGCGCAACTTCTGTAACATTTGCTGCCACCCCGCCACTGGCAGCCAACATTGGTGATATATGGATTCAAAGTGATACTGGCATACAGTATCTCTACTTTAATGACAACACCAGCAACCAATGGGCCGAAATGGAAGCCTATCAAAGTTTCAGTTCTGGTGGTACAGGCAATGGCAACGTTGATCTTACTAACGTATCATCAGACATTATACCCAGCACCAATAACAGTTACAGTTTGGGCAGTAGTGGATATCAATGGAAAGATCTGTGGGTCAGCAACAGCACAATCTATCTGAACAGTTTGCCCATCACAGCAGATGGCGCAAACTTAAAAGTAAATGGCAACACAGTACTCACAACCAGCAGCCCACTCAGCTTCAGTAACTTGAGCGTGACTGGCAATGTGACTGCCAATGCAGTTTACACCAACAACTATTTTTATGCTAATGGTGCACCTTTCCCACAAGGCAGCAACAGCTTACCAGGCACAACCATATCGCTCAAAGACAATGTGATCACCACAATCACACTCAATCAAAATTTGGTATTGAGTGCAAACGGTGTGGGCAACGTGCAGACTAATAGCAGTATCATGCCTGGCATCAATGGAGTTTACGAAATAGGATCATCTTCTCTGAAATATGATTCAGTGTATGCCAGTTATCTTTATGGAAACGTAAGCGCCACAAATGTCACGGTCAACACTGGCGGATTTATGAAACTGCCAGTTTACACAGCGGCAAATTTAAGAACATACACTGGTCAAGCAGGATGGGTTGCAACAGTGTCAAACAGTACAACACCAGCAGGCAAAATGGCATTCTGGGACACTACAAACAATCGTTGGAGTTATGTCTGTGACAATACTGCGGTTTAAAAATCAAATAAGTACTAGAATAGACATAAAAAAATGCCAACATTAAATTTTCCAACTAATCCAACACTGAACCAAACTTACAGTTTTGGCGGAAAAACCTGGGTCTGGAACGGCCAAGGTTGGCAACTGTCTGCGTCTGGTGCAATCAACAATATTCCTATTGGTAACATTACACCTGCTTCGGGTGCGTTTACCACACTGTCGGCCAATACGTTTACTGCCAATGGCATTACAGTACTAGGTAACATAACTGGTGCAAATCTAAATGCCACAGGCAATCTCAGCATTGCCGGCAATGTCAATTCACCACTGAATGTTAGAGCCAATGTCACTGCCACAAACTTTGTCACAGCAGGCACACTCACTGCTGGCATAGTCAGTGCTACAGGCAATGTAACTGGTGCTTACATTATTGGTGATGGCAGCCAACTTACAAATCTTCCAGGTGTTAATTATTCAAATGCCAATGTGGCCAATTACTTGCCTACATATACAGGCAATTTGCCTAACCTAACTGGTCCAGTTACTACCACAGGCAATCTAACTGGCGGTAACATTGTTACCAGTGGATTGTTAACTGCCGCAGGCAATATCACAGGCAGTAACTTACGCACTACAGGCAATATAACTGCCACTGGAAATATCACAGGTGGTAATCTTGCCACAGGCAATATTATTTCAGCCAGTATCAACAGTTCAGGATTGATTTCTGCTGCGGGCAATATCACTGGTGCATACATTTTTGGTAATGGTAGCCAACTAACAGGATTACCGGCTACCTATTCAAATGCCAATGTGGCTGCTTACTTGCCTACATATACAGGCAATCTGCCTAACTTAACAGGCCCTGTAACAACTACAGGCAACTTGACTGGTGGCAACATTTTGACCAGCGGATTGATCAGTACTGCTGGTATCGTTACAGGTGGTAATGTTAGCACAGGCAACATCACTGCTGGTAATGTTAGTACTACTGGCAATGTTCGAGCAGCATACTTCTTAGGTGATGGTAGTCAACTTACCAATCTACCAGCAGGCAACTATTCAAATGCTAACGTAGCCAATTATCTTCCTACTTACACAGGTAACTTGGTCAGCCTAACTGGACCTGTAACAACAACAGGTAACTTGACTGGTAGCAATGTATTGACCAGTGGATTGATATCAGCAACTGGTAATATCACAGGTGGCAACATTGCCACAGGAAATATCCTCGCTGGTAATGTCAGTACCGCCGGCAATGTTAGCGGCACTTATATTTTAGGTGATGGTAGTCAACTTACCAATCTACCAGCAGGCAATTATTCAAACGCAAACGTTGCCAACTACTTGCCTACATACACAGGCAACTTGGTCAGTTTAACAGGACCAGTTACTACTACTGCCAATATCACAGGCGGTAATTTACGCACTGCTGGATCAATCACAGCCACAGGTAATATTGCAGGTGGTAATATTGTCACAGGTAATTTAGTTGCCGCTAATGTAGAGTCGCTAGGCACAGTTAGTGCAGTAGGCAACGTTACTGGTACATACTTCATTGGCAATGGCGCTTTCCTAACTGGTATTGCCAGCGGTAATAACAATTACTCAAATGCCAATGTGGCTGCTTACTTGCCTACATATTCTGGCAATTTGATCAGCTTAACTGGTCCGGTTATAACCACAGGCAATATCACAGGTGGTAATGTTTCTACTGCGGGCAATGTCACCGCTAATAATTTAATTGCCAACAGTCGATTAAAAATTGGCCAAGCCAACATCTATCCTAATAATATTGACCCAGCAGTATTGACCATTCAAGCTGATGCAGTTGGGTTCTCTGGACTGATAATTGCCACAGGCGACATATCTGGTAACAATTTGTCAGCTGGCGGCAATGTAATTGGCAGCAACATACGTACCGCTGGTATAGTCAGTGCTACTGGTAACATTTATGCTGCTAACTTTGTTGGTAATGTCACTGGTAATATCACAGTACCTGGTGTTACCACACAAATTTTATTCAATGACGGCGGCTTAGCTGCTGCTAATGCTGGCCTTACATTTAACAAAGCCACACAAGTTCTTTCAGTCACTGGCAACATTCAAGGTGGCAACTTACGCACTGCCGGGTTGATCAGTGCAACTGGTAATATTGCTGGTCAATACTTTGTTGGTAATGGTGCATTGCTTACTGGTATTGTGGCCACAGCTGGCGCTGCTATTACCAACGGCAATAGCAATGTCACAGTTTCAGGCAATGGTAATGTGACCGTTACTGTGGCGGGAGTTCTTAACACCACAACATTTGCCACAACTGGTGTTTATACCACAGGTCTAGTATCAGCCACAGGCAATGTTGCTGGCAATTACTTGTTAGGCAATGGTGCGTTTATTACTGGACTACCAGCTGGCTATAGTAATGCTGATGTGGCTGCATACTTGCCCACATATTCTGGCAACTTGCCAAGTTTGACTGGATTGGTTTCTACCACAGGCAACATCAGCGGCAATTATGTTTTAGGTAATGGTGCGTTGTTAACTGGTGTGATTACATCGGTAGCCAACATCAACAACGGCACATCAAACATCACAGTTGTAAGTTCAGGTGGCAATATCACCGTTGGTGTGGGCGGTACAGGCAATGTGGCTGTGTTTGCAACCACTGGCGAATATGTTACAGGTGTAGTAAGCGCCAGCGGCAATATCACTGGCAGCAATTTAGTCACTAGCGGCCTGGCAACCATAACTGGCAATGTTGACGCAGGTAACGTAAGAACTGCTGGAGTAGTATCAGCTACTGGTAACATTACAAGTGGTAATATACTAACAGCTGGTCAAGTATCTGCAACTGGTAATGCAACAACAGGAAATCTAATCACCGGTGGATTGGTTATTGCAAATGGCAATATCACAGGCGGCAATGTACTAACAAGCGGATTAATCTCAGCAACTGGCAACATTGCCGGCAATTACTTTATTGGTAACGGTAGTCAATTAACAGGCGTAGCGGCGTCTAGTGTAAATGCCAATGCGTTGGTTGGCAATACATTAAGTGCAAACGTTTTATATTCAAGTTTAACCACAGTTGGCAATTTGGCCAACCTGAGTGTTGTAGGCAACACAACCAGCGGCAATTTATTAACTGGTGGATTGATCTCCGCTGTTGGTAATATTACTGGTGGCAACATAACAACCAGCGGTGCTGGCGGTAATATTACCGGTGCTAATGTAATTTCTAGTACCACACTCAGTGCTACTGCTAATGTGATTGGTGGTAACATTACCACAGCTGGATTAATTTCTGCAACAGGCAATATAACTGGTAGTAATCTAAACATCACTGGCGGTACATTAGCATTTGCCAATGCTAATATTGTTCAAACCAACCCATTAGACTTAGCAATTACTAGTGCTTATCAAATTAGTGTAAAACCAGCAGGCGGCTCATATCAATGGACGTTTAACAATGATGGCAGTTTGTCTGGTCCAACTGGATTGTCAACTACTGGTTATGTAACAGCAACTGGTAATGTAACTGGTGGGAATTTAAACACATCTGGTTTGATTACAGCCAGCGGCAATATTTCTGGTAACAATATTTTTGCTACCACACTGATCAGCGTAACTGGCAATTTAATTGCTGCCAATGTTAACACCAATGCAATCAGACCAACCAGCGGCGGACTAACAATCTCCACAGCTACAGGTAATTTAAATTTGCAACCTGCAGGCAATATTGTTCTGGCCAATACTATTATCAATAGTGTAGCATACCCATTACAAGACACTGACGCCGCAACCAAACTGTATGTTGACAACATGGTGTCAACTGGTATTGCTTACCACTCTCCTGTATCAGCTGCCACAACCACAGACTTGGCCACAGCCACTGGTGGCTTAATTACCTATGCTCAACCCAATGGCGTGGCAAATGGCATTGGTGCAACTCTTACCACAACTGGTTCGTTTAATCTAATTGATACAGCCAACGTTCAAACTGTTGGCACTAGAATTTTAGTGCAAAATGAAGGCAACACAGTTTTCAATGGTGTGTATACCTGGGCCAATTCAACTGTTATTGTGCGTTCAACTGATGCTGACCAATATGGACCAGATAGTACAGAACAGTTAAGCATCAACGACTACTTCTTTGTACAAAACGGAACAGTAAACAAAGGCGCGGCGTTTGTTGTTAGTGAGCCACCTGGAACTATTACGTTTGGTACCAGCGGAATTACTTTCAGTCAATTCAGCAGTTCACAAACTTACACTGCCAATACCAATGCTGGTATAAGTCTAATTGGCACACAATTCAATACTAAAGTTGACAATGATACTACTGCATTTGATGCAGGTGGCAATATTATTGTCAAAGCTGGTGCAAACTTAACCACACCTAATATTGGTGCCGCAACTGGTACCAGTTTGAGTTTGACTGGTAATGCAATCAGTGGTAATATTCTAACTGGCGGATTGATAAGTGCTACTGCTAATGTGATTGGTGGAAACATTACCACAGCTGGATTAATTTCTGCAACAGGTAATGTACAAGCCGGCAACATTGTTACAGCAGGATCAGTCACTGCCACTGGTAATATTTCAGGTGCATATTTTTCAGGCAATGGTGCTGGTCTTTCAAATGTTATTGCAGCCGGCGGTGTTGGCAATACTATTACACTGGGCACACCAACTGATGGTAATTTGGTTGCAAATGGTGCCTATCAAGGTTGGACTACTGCTACATTTGTAACAGATGGCCTTGATGACCTAAACCAAGTGGCATTCAACATTGCCAATAGCACTTATGTTGGCAACACATACATTACAGCCAATGTGTATTCAGGACCAAGTCCGTTGTCAGTGGCCTTTACTGGACGATATATTGGCAACCCCAACAGTTACTTGTGGCAATTTGGTGACGGCACAGCCAACGTTACCACAGCCAATGCTGTTCACACATTCTCTAATGCGTTAGGTGGCACATTCACTGTGTCATTTACTGCCTACAATACCAATGGCACATTCAACGGCAATGCAGCCAATGGAGCCAAAGGATCAACCAGTACTGCAAGCATTTCAAACATTGTGTTGTACACACCTAGTCCGATACCATCGTTTACACTTAGTAGCAACAGTTTCAACTCTGGCAACAGCGTTACCATAACCAATACCAGTCAGTATGTGACTTGGTATGATTTGAGTTTTGGCGATGGCACCGCCAACTTTACTGCTGGTCCAGGATTGGCCAACACTTCATTCACCACAGTCAACCACACATACAATTCTGCTGCTGCCAACACTGACAGTTTGTACAGTGTGATACTAAGTGGTACCAGCAACACAGCAGGTGCCAGCAACGTCACAGTAGTATCATCGGCCAGCAATGTCAAGTCTTATTCATCACAAGCCAGCAACGTGGTTGTCACTGCCAACGTGATCACAGTGATCAACGGATTAGGCGGCGTGAGTTTTAGAAATGATTCAAACGGTGCTCCGGGCAACACAGCAAGTTTTGGCAGTCAGCAGTTGTACAACTACAACTACGGTGATGGCAACGTTGCCAACATCAACATCGGAACAGGCATTGCTGGCAATCCATCTGCTGCTAACGTTACAAACACATTTGCATTGTCAGGCGCAAACCAAGCTGGCAATGCTTACCAACAGTTCACGGCAAACTTGTATTTGTACACTGGCTACAGCACAAGTCCAGCCAAATCCAGCAACATTACTATCACAGTGAATCCACAAGTTCGTGCTAACTTTATTGGTACTGCGGCAAACACTACCACTGACGCCAGCGCCAACACAGGCAATGCTCAAGTGGGATACATTTACACAGACTACACTGGCAACAACCGTGCTACATTTACTTTCCAGAACACCAGCCAGAACAGCAATCTAGCCAACTGGTCTTGGGGCGACAGCACATTTAGCAATGGTGTAAGCAATGTGGGTAATACCCTACACACTTACACCACAACTGGTGCTAAAACTGTGGCACTCACTGCCAATGGCACACCAAATGGTATTTCAAGCACTGCTCAAAGCAATACCTCAAGCATCACAGGTTACATCTTTATTGCAACCAATCCAACTGCGCCAACCAATTTAAGTGGTTTTGCCAATTTGGCTATTGCCAACACCAGCGAAGGTACCAGCCCATTGTTGGCAGCAGGTGCAAGAGATGCCACAGGCGGTAATATTGTTGCTAACGGAACAAGTGTAACACGTTTTGCTACCACAACCACAATTGCCACAGCAGCCAACATTGTAAATGCCAACACAGCCACAACTGGTACGCTGAGTGCGTATGTCAATAATGGCATCTCTGGCAATGTGACATTTACCACCACAGGCAACACTGTGGGATCTAATGCTGCCTTGGTTATAAGTGCAGACAGAGACTTGCATGTGGCCAATGCTGCGGTGCCCAGCTACTTCTACAAAGTGTTTAATGCCAACATCAGTTGTGCTCTCAGCAGTCTTGGCACAGGTTACAACAACTACAAGATGGTACACACAGTTTCTGGTAACACCAACTATGTGGGCTTTGTCAAAGACAATTTAAACACAGCACCAAGTTTGGTTACCAGCAATATAGCCATAGTAGAAGGTACAGCAGGAACTTACAGATACATTTCTGGCATTCCTTATTACAACACTGGTTCGCCTACAGTGACCATTGCCAATTTGGAAGTGGCAAACTTGTCTGGACAGACCTTTAGAAGTGCTGACCCGTTTGTATTGGCCAGCGGTACTGTATCTGAAGGATCGGGTGCCCTAGTATCTGCAACACAAACCAAAGCACTTGGAACCATTAACAATTCTGGCAACAGTTTCTTGACTGGTGCAAATTTAAATGCTAACGTAGGCATTGCTTCAAATTACACACTTGGTAATATGACTGCCAACCTAACAGGTGCCAACAACGTTGTGGCTACTTTGCAGGCCAATGTATTCAACGTGATAGGAACCAGCGCCACTGTGCAGTTGCCTGCCAACATACAGATGTATGCCGGCGCAAATTCAGGTGTAAATGAACAGTCAATCACAGCATCGACCACTGGAAACACACAGGCAGCCATACGTGTGGTAATGAGTACCGCGGGCAACACTCCAGCGTTTTCTAACTCTACCAACTTCTACACAGCCAATGCCTGGTCAGGCGCACAAACAATTGCTGGCACACCAGAAGCAGTGGTGCGTTATGGTGTACTCAAACATTACGCAGTAGATTTGAGCACCGGTTATTTGCCAGTGGGCCCAAATTTAAATGCCGGTCGTTCAGGCACACAATATTTTACCTTTGCATTTGCTAGACCCAGCTTGGCCAATTTTGACATTAGAATAACTTCAGCCACAGGCGTTGCTGGTGTTTGGATTGCCGCACCAGGAACAACCATTGACAAGAGTGGATTCTCGTCACCCACACCAGGATTCCCAGGACCCACCAGTACCATCAATGGATGGCTAGAAGGATTCACACAGTATGCTGGTTCAGGAGTTCCGGGTGCAAGTGGCACAGGTGGCAACGGCTCAAATGGATGTGCCTTGACCGGTGCGGACGTGATACCGTTAAATACAGCAATCTCTAACGTAGCATACACAATGACCCTTGGATCTCAAAACGCTGCCAATAGTACTGGCACTAATATTTTAATTAGAATAGCATTGGCTAGTGGTCAAACCATATCAGACCTGCAGATAGGAACGGCAACATAATGGCTGCGTCCTTTAACGAATCACAAAAGATTGACTATCTTTGGAAAAAGGTTGGTTATGGTGTAACCAAAACTGCTGAACCTGCATCCAAAGAAGCCTTTAACGAAAGCATTGCCAGTCCGCTGTTGTATCGTGGCGACCTCATCTGGACACAGAGTGGAGACATACCAGCCACACCACCTGCTAGTACCACGTCATTGGTACAGGTGTACAAAGATGGTGTTGGTAGCTTCAGTCCCGCAGTGCAATGTACTGAAGATCTAACTGCACCTGACAACCAAACCTGGAAAACAAACTCTACCAATTGGATTCCCACACAATTTGGCGACAACTATCTAGTGCAGGTGTATGCTGCCGCTGCAAACATAAGCAATCCTCAAACAGCAGGTACCAAACTGTTTGGCGCTGGTTCGGGTAGTGATGACACTTGGTTCTTTGACTACCAATCTGGCGTTTTAAACTTCAATGGCGCAACTATCCCAACTGCTATTGGTACTGGGACAGCCAACACAATTTACGTTGTTGGCTACAGATATGTTGGTGAGTTTGGTGTAGACACCACATTTATTAGCAATGGTACCAGTAACGTAAACATTGCCAGTTCAAATGCCAATGTAACAATCAGCGTGAATGGTACCAGCAATGTTGCTGTGTTTTCCAACACAGGCGCATACATTACTGGAGCAGTATCCGCAACAGGCAATATCACTGGCGGCAACATACTCAGCAACAATTACTATTATGCTAACGGAACTCCAGTTCCTCCAGGCATAATTTACACTGCTAACACAGCACCTCCCACAACTCCTGCGCCTAAAGTTACAGATCAATGGTACGACACTGCCAGCGATGTGCTTTATGAATACATCAATGACGGAACCAGTACATACTGGGTAGATACCACAAGTCCTGCATTTGCCGGTGGCGTTGTGGCCAATGTGGCAATTTCAGGTACGCTGGTACCAGTTGCTAATGTCACATACGATATTGGCACCAGTACTGTATATTTTCGCAATACCTACACCCAGAATCTCTACACCAACAATAGATTGACAGCATCCAACATGCCGTCTGGTGCGGTGGTACAAACCATAATGAGCACAAGCCTAGGTGGTAGTGCTACTACAGGTACCAGTTATAGTGATATTGCACTGGCCAACGTGGTAATTCAACCAACAAGTGCCAATAGCAAAGTGTTGATTATTGCTACCGGAACTAGTAGTTTTACTCCATTAGCCGCAGCAAACTTAACGGCCAGCACACAATTGGTGCGTACTGCGGCCTCGTTACAAATACAAGACTATAGTGCTAATATTGCCGGAGGTGGAGTTGGTGGATCGTCCGCAGTGGCATTTAGTTACTTAGACAGCCCAGGTACCACGAGCCCAGTAACTTATAAAATGCAACAGAAAATATCCAATTCTTCCAGCACACTGACCAGTTCTAACATGTGGATAATTGCCATGGAGATTGCTGTACCATGATCAGTAAAATTCAAGCCATACAAAGTTTAGTGCCCGGCGCAGAAGTATCTGTGGCAGTGCATGATGATTCAGTGACCTGGATTAACCCAGAAAATCCTCCCGTAACTGACGAGCAAATTGCTGCTGAACAACACCGCTTGCAGATGATACATGACTGGCATGAGTACCGCAGAAATCGTGCTGTAGAATATCCTACCATCCAAGAACAGCTAGATGCGTTGTATCACGCTGGAGTTTTTCCGCCAGAAATGTCTGCTAGAATCCGTGCTGTAAAAGAAAAATACCCAGCACCCACAATGACTCCAGAGCAGTTAGCTGAGTTTAATAAACAACAGCAACCTACAGAACAACCAGAAAAATTAACAGTGGAACAGTGGTTTGAAGAGCAAGCACAACAGGGAAATGTGTTGGATTTTGAAAGAGAACAGCAACATTGGGTAGCACAGCAACAGGTGTCAAACACACCAATGACACGCGAAGAATGGCTAGAAAGTCAATTAAAAGTAGCGTTGCTCGGCACCGGAACAGTGGTGGCTGCACCTCAAACCATGACCCGCGAAGAATGGTTAGAAAGTCAGTTAAGAATGGTGTTCCCAACACCAAACCCAGCAATAACGGTGCCGCAAACAATGACTCGTGAGGAATGGTTAGCATGGCAAAAATCATTATGACACAGCAAAAAATTGTTTATGCTGTCATAAGTAGTACTAATCAGGAGTAAAGAATGGCCTTTCCAATATCACCAACCAATGGGCAAGTAACAGTAGTAAATCAAGTATCGTATCAGTATAGCACTGCTACCAACAGTTGGACAAGAATTCTTTCTACTGCCAACATCATCACAGCCAATACAATTGCTGTGAATGGTGCGTTGACTGTGGGTACTATTGTCAGTGCCGCAGGTAACATCACCAGCGCCAACTACTTTTTAGGTAATGGTTATTATTTGACCGGCATCAATACTGGTAATTTAAACATTACTAATATTGCGAATGGTACTTCAAATGTAAATGCAGGTGCGCTTAACGGCAACATCACAGTGGGCATTGGTGGAACTGGTAATGTAATACAATGGGCATCTACTGGCGAATACATTACTGGTGTGTTAAGTGCTTCGGGAACGGTCACTGGTGGCAATTTGGCCACAGGCGGCACAGCAAGTGCCGGTGGTAATATCACAGGTGCAAACATCCTAACTGGTGGATTAGTTAGTGCAACTGCCACAATCACTGGTGGCAATTTGGCCACAGGCGGCACAGCAAGTGCCGGTGGTAATATCACAGGTGCAAACATCCTAACTGGTGGATTGGTAAGTGCAACTGGCAATGTTA